CCCTGTGACAGTGCAGACGGTGCGGCAGACATAACGGCGGCGGTTGCTGCGTCACGGTCCGCAGCGGTCTCTGGTGCGTCCTGCCGGTTCCACGGCATCGTCACGTCAGAGATGTCAGCATCTTTGTGAGTCGCGAGCATTTGAGCAATCAATCCGATCATTCTTTGAGTGTGCGCCACCGGGTAAATCTGGTCGAATGCTTGCCACTCCTGCCACTGTTCGTGCCCCATTGCGTCAACCATATCGGACGGGTTGACAACGTATGGCGTCCCTAGAGACAGCATCAGCGTTAACTGTCTGGCGCTGTCCCTTCTGAGTTTTTTACCGCTTCCTCTGCGTCTGTATCCGTGATGCCTGACGACTTGCTGGCCGCATTGAACAGCCGCTCAACCAGTCCGCCGTGCGACGATCCCAACCGTGCGACCTGTTCGCCTGTGAAGATCCGCGACCCGTCATCATTCCGGCAGCATTCCGCCACCAGCCGCTCGCGAAATTCTAACAGTAGCTCGTCACGATTCGTGCCTTTCGCTTCCTTCTGGAACTGCGTCTCAAACCGTGTCCGTTCCGTTGGCGTCATGCCCCACACAGGAATCACGGCACCGTTGCCAGACTCCGGAAATGGAACGTCAGTCTTCGGACGTTTCGCTATCGTGAAGAACGCTTCCGCTGTCAGAATCTCGCGAGTCATTCAGTTCTTTCTGTGGTGTCGGTAGGTTGGTGTTCGCATCCCTGATTCCCTGTTCCCATTCCTCCATCTGCAATGATGCCGCCTGCCATTTGTCGTCGAAGACATCCGGTCCCCAACCTTCATCCGCCAGCCGTCCCAGACATTCATCGTCCGCCGGTTTCGCCACGCCCATCATGCACAAACGGTACGCATCGGGATGATCAATGACCGTTCCCTCTTTGACGATCCGATACCGACCACATGCGGAAACCTGCACCTGTTCCGGATCTGTGCGGCTGGTTGCCTTCATTGTTCGGCTGAGTTCAGACTTCATGGCTTGCCTTACGTCGCGTAGGTCGGCAGTCCGGTCAGCTTCATCCCGACCGATGACTTTACGCCGTCATCCATCGCGATTGAAACGCCGAAGCTGAACCCCGCAATTTTGAACGGCATCGTTGTTGATGCCGAATCAGCAAATGTGATTTCGCCGTCGAGTTGATTCGCTGCCGTTGTCGCTGGTGTCGTCAGACTGTCGGTCACCTGCTGATGTCCGGCGTTCGCCGGTAGCCAGAACAGTTCTGTATTCACGTTGCCCGGCTCACTGTATCCATTCCCAAGATACAGGTGACCAGCCCCTGACTGATCCAGCGTCGAATATTTGAACGTCTCAGATTCCGCTCCATCGTGATCTATGCTGATCACTTCAGATACGGCAGTGAGTACGGTTGCAACGTCGATTTTCAGTACGCTGCCTTTGGAAATTGTCGGCATGGTTTCTCCTTTTTTGGTTATCGTCGCCCGAGTTTGGCGGCTTCTTTCTCAAGAACCTGCCGTGTTTTTTGTTGTAGTTTTAAGAGTGCGGATGCACCGGATACTCCCGCCCCGATTCGAATTGCGTCAGCCGCTGGCATAGCTCCGCGACTGGCTCCGTTTTTGTTCGTTACTCGTGACTTAGTGCCCATGAAATACCAGTGAGCGTTATTCTTGCTGATACCAACACCGCCGCGTGTCGGTCCTTTTCCGCCTTTATGTTTCCCGACACCGGCCCCGACTTTCGCCTCTGTTGTTCCAAATTTCTTCCGCCGCTTGAACCGTGATGCTATCGTTTTCTTCGCTGACGAGTTCGGCGTTGCCGCTCGCATCGCCTTCCGCATTTCTCCGAGTCCCGCCCGAACACCGGACGCGATTGCCTTCTGTGCGACCTTGCCGCCGATCTCCTTCAGTGCCCGGTCTAATGCCTTATCGCCCGTCAGAAATTCAGTCATACCGCATCTCAGTCCCCGACAGATCGAACCCGTTCGGCTTAACGACCGTGTACGCCGTCGCACCGTCCGCCCGCGTTCTGATCCTGTACTGCGTCCGGCCCGTGTCTGACCAGTCCCAGTGGCTCAGGCCCATGTCCATATTCTCGACGGTGTACGTGTGAGTCGTTCCGTCTATCACTCGCGCGATCGTGTCGCCTATCGCTGGGTCACCTAGTGTCAAAGCGTTAGCCTCGATCAGCCAGTCAACCAACTCGACAACACTTTCTGCGCCAGCATTTCCGATTGTGCCGTAGCGTAGTTCGCCCTGTATCGCTCTGGAAATCGTGATACTGGTTGACGCTCGCGTGTAGGTGACGGACGCCCCGGCGATGTGCCGGGATGCCCGCATTCCTACTTTCAACGCTCGCTCATGTGCGGACAGCGTCATCGTTTACGTTTCCACTGCTTCAGTGATCGTGATCGCGTCCGAAGTGAACAGCGGCACGTTAAACGCCGATTGCGGAAACGGTGCCGGTGCACCGGTCGGATTGGTTGCCGTTCGGCCCTGCTGGAGTTCTTTCAGCATCGTCCGATTAGTCACCATGAAATCAGGACCGCCGCCCGATGGAAACGCTGCCAGTACGTCGCTGATCAGATCGTCCGTTAGCGGTTTCGTGTCGGTCGTCACGCTCAGATTGGCGATTCGCCCTGCACTGTACTTTCCGCCCAACTGCAGCCCGATATACATGCTCGCCGGAATATAATAGACAGGGTAAGAGTCGGAAGACTCCTGAACGATAGCGTCACCCAGTGTGACGCCCTGTGCCATTGGGGTTACGAGCTTCACGTCGTTGTCGCCCGTCTTGATCGCGTACAGGCTGGACTGTTCTGACGCGGTCGTACCTCCCGCACCGATGACCATATCGTCAGCCAGTGCGTCGAGACTCGACGAACCGAGCAACCCGACGAAACCGGCAGAATCGCCGGGACTGGTCACGCCGTAGATGACCTGCTGTTCAAGAGCGAACAACGCCGCGTTCAGATGCCGAACACCTTCACGGGCGATTAAGTCTTCCGGCCCCCTTCGCCACGCATTCGCCACGGCGAAGTCAACACGCCATGAGAAGTCAAGAATCGTGCAAGCGGCAGACACCACGGTATCAATGGAGTGATCGTAATCACGGCCCGCGTTCGCCGCTCGAAATCCGACTACGGGTGAACCAGTGAACGTATTGTACTTGTGAGTCTCCGAACCGTCGGACGTGTCGGAGATCGGAAGACGTGCCACCAGCGGCGAAGCGTTCAAGACTTCGCTGGTCGTGGTGTCATCCACATCGAGAGCGTCGGCGACGAAATCCGCCACCGTCAAAAGATCGTTAGCCATGAGTTCAGTTCCTTTGTGAGTTGTCAGGCGTTGCCTGTGTTAGTTTTCTTCGTAACTGCGACCAGAGATTCTGATTTTGCTGCTCAGTCCGCCCCGCTTCGGCTGTGGCGAATCGTTGCCTTCACCATATTCCGCCGGCTCAGATTCGCCGGTGTCGATGCTGTTCAGCGTTTCCTGAAGTTCGCCGACCTTCGCCTGTAGAGCGTCGATCTTTGCGTTAAGTCCGCCGATGTGGCGTGATTGTGCGTCACTGAAAGTTAGCCCTTCAGCGACCCATTCAGCCGCACTGGTTGCACCGAACGCTTCCGTAAATCGTGACAGTTCCGCCGCGAATTCCTCGCGAACGTCCGCCGCGCTCAACTGTGGTTCTTCTGCCGGTGTCTCAACCGGCGTTTCATCTTTCGGCATGTCGTCACCTTTCGTGACTAGGGTTAAATCGTGACGAGAAAGAAAGCGAGTCACCGCCGCTGATACGCGGTCAGCGTCAACGCTCAAACAAGCACACTCCGGTTTCTCGCCAGATAGGCCGAGTGCGTATTCAATGAGGCTATCCGCCTCCTGTGCGATTTCCTGTTCCCGGTGAAACAGTCCGTTCGGATTCGCAGCTGGTTCGTCCACAACATCCGCTGACCGTAGCTTTGCCATGCGAGCGTGCGGGTAGTTGTCTTTGTTGTTTTCGTCTGGACTGACAAAACGGTCACGCCCGAATGTGTTGTCGGATGTATGCTCTTCCTGTGCGTCGTAATCGTGCTCGAAAACAATCGACAGCCCGAACGATTCCGGGTCTTCCTCGGCCAGGCTCATGACGTAGTCCGCCAGATCGCCATCAGGCGTTTTCGTCGCGAACTCCGCAAAGTTCAGGTCAGCGACTACGCGATCACCGATAGTTTTCGCGTCTGTGATCCTGCCGAGTTTCGACGCAATACCGTCCGACGACAGGCCCGGATGTGTGAATCGTGCTTTAATTCCGCCCGATGCCGCTTCGCTGCCGTTGATTGCTGCCGTCACGTCAGATAGAAAATCCTGATCAATCCACAGGTCATGCCCCAACGCCTCACCGCGAGTAATCACGGAGACGCCACGTATCACCCCGGCGTCAAACGTGCCGCCTGCTCGGTCGACAGTGTCCGCGCCGTGGGCAACAGCCGCGCGAAGGTAACGCGGCTGCTTTGAAATATCCTTCGGTTTCATTATTGCCGCCCTCTGGTATTGTTTGGTTCTGGTGGTGGTTCTTCGACCACTGGCTGCATTGCAAATTCCAGCGACACGCCCTTTTCGGCGGCGTATGCCTGAGCCTTCGCGATGGCGTCAATATTTTCCTCAAACTCGCCGCGTCCCGCTTCTTTCGTGACGCGGTACGGGTTGTCTAGTCCCGCCTTAATGGCGGCGACTGAACCGTTAATTTCCTTGGCTGGATCCCACCACGGCATACCACGGTGAACCCACTCGAATGACAGGTCGCGGATTGTCTGACCTTCAGGCAGTGTGAGTTGCCCGCTCAGTATCCATTGCTGAAGTTTCCAGACGGTGACCTTCCGCAGAAACTCCATCACGTCGGCGCGTTTGTGCTGGCAGGATCTGTCGTATAACAGCCACGCGGCTCTGCTTCCGAAGAAGTTGGTCGACGATTCGTCGACGAAGTTGTACGGCAGGTCGAGCGACTTGATTGCGATGCTCAAAACCGTCTGCATGAACTCGCGTGTATTGCTGCCGGGATTGTCCGTCTTCAGGAATTCCGCTTTGTCGCCTGGATCCAGATCCAACTGCACCGGACCTTTACCGAAATCAATCTCGTACCCGTTCGCGTCGGTTCCGGTCGCGGCCCCGATTGACTCCTCAGCGTCGCGATAGAACACGAGAGCGAACAACTGCTCTACCTTCATTTTCGCGAGTGCGAGATCGATCGATTCATAACAATCACGGAACGAATTGAGAGCAGCGGCCAGCGGACTGATTCCCCGCACCTGGTCAAATCGCTCGAAGTGTCCGTGATGGATCATCCGCCGAGCTGGCACGTTTCGAGCAAATTGAAACTGACTGGAATCTGTGCGGTTCCAGAGTGCATACTGAGCGGATGCCCCGGCACGATTGACGCGGATTCCGTTATACCATCTGTCGCCCTGTTCGATCTTGTCCGGCTGGCGGATGCGGTCCGCTTCGATGATCTGTATCTGTCCGCCCTGCAGCTTCAGCGCCATCACATCGCCGTCGATTGTTCGGCGAGCCTCAACCATTCGCAGCATCTTTGAGAATGAATGCCGTCCCGCTGCGTCACATTGAGACGGGCGCTGCCAGTCCCGCATCAGCGTTTCAATCTGCTGGTTCAGATCGTCGGAATCAGTCCGCATCTGGAAATCAAAGAGGCTGACGTAGTCCAGATGCTTCCGGATCGCCCAGGCAACAATTGAGAAGTTCCGGGCCATGTCCCGAGTCGCACCGATCATGCGGTGACGGTCGGCGTTTTTTAGGTTCTGGTCTTCATGCTTCAGAACTGACGATGCGGCTTTGCGTTTGCCGCTGGATTTGACCGCGTCGTATCCGCTCGCAAATGCGGCGGTCATTCGGTTAGCTGTGCGTGTCAACAGATTCACGGGAGGAACCCTCCCATGTTGACCTGTGCCGCCCGCGGTCGCCTCGACGGCTGACCTGTGCAGCGTTCAATCTCGCGATTGATCCGGTTCAGTGTAGACTGCCGGTCTGCGATGGACGCGAACGAAGTAGACTGACCGTCTACGGTGATCGACATCACGCCCGAGGCGATAGCGTCCTCCAGGGCGTCTCTGCGTTCTCTGAGTGTCAAAAGCGTAGCCATGCCACTTATTCTGCGGCATTTGTTTAACCTGTGCTACACTTTCCACGTTTTGCATCTCGGGATCCGAAGTCAGACTAACTCCAGTTGCTTCACCCGATACCGCTGACTGCACTTTTTGCAGGACGCATACGACCACCGGACGCGGTTGAATTCCCGCCCATCTCTGGACGTGCCGACGATCTCCCGCGTGATCTTGCCGCCCTCAAGTTGCGTGCGCTCGGTCGACTTGCAGCGAGGGCACGCGGCGGGAACGGACTCCACAACCTCGCATTCCTGCTGCCGCTTCTTTGGTGCTGCCTTCTTTTTCGTCGCCTTGCTCATAAGTAGCTGACCTTCCGTTGCCGTTTTGTTTTCGCCTGCGGTTGTACCGCTCGATTAAACGCCACCTTCCCGCTGATCGATGCTGCGATGATCGCCCCGCACGTTGTATCAAGCCAGTGATTATCCGGTTGCCCCGGCATCATTCGCCATTCGGTACAGGTGCCGTGCGGACCGCTCGTTTCGGTTGAATACTCCGACGACGATAGATGCTCACAGTATCGCCGGTGATCACCTTTCGGCAACTCGAACGATCCGCCCCGGCCCGCGTCTGTCGCCAGTCGACGATGCAGGAAAGTCTTTGTCGCGTTTGTGTCATTGAACGCGGTGCGGACTCCCTTGACTGATTTGTCAGCGGCCAGCGTCCAGGGTAACGCACCGTCCGTGCTTCTCAGTTCGTTTTTCTTTTTTTGCCGTTGCAGCATCGGAACGTCGCCGGCTTTGACGCCACGCCCGAATAATGGGAATACCCGCCGTGCGAATCCGCTGTTGAGAATCGCCGTCTTCACGCTGCCGATCTGGTAGCCACCGTCAACCAGCCCGATATCAAACCCCAACTCCACGCCATCCTGACGACGCCACGACCGTTCGCAAAGATCCGCCAGCAGGACTTCTATGGCTTTCTGTACGCTGCGTTCTTCACTCAATCCCCGATGCGCCTGCTGGATTGATTTTCTGATTGTGCGATAGTCGAACATCTTCTGCCGCTGCTCTGGATAGGTGCCGTACACCGGGAACACTTTGAAATCGTCAGTGACGCCAACCACTGTCCAGTAAAGCGCCCGCTTCATCACGTCGATATGAAAGCCAACCGTCGTCACCTCTGACGGAAAATCCACCCACGTTCCGACGCGGTCCCGATTGACCTCGCTGGCGGTCAGAAACTCTGAGTTATCGCCCATGCGAATAGGCTGATTCTGACACTCGCTCGCGAAGACATCCTCGCCGTCATCGATTCGGATATTGTAGGCGTGCTGAATCGCTGAGGATTCGTCATCGCCGTAGCATTCGTTCCATGTCGCCTCCGCTCCTTTGTCCATCGCCTTTCTGTTTTTCTTGTAGAACTTATTGCTGTCCGCGATTGCTCGCTTTCGGTCGTGCGGATCTTCTGGATCGTAGGTTCTGCGAATCTCCGCGTAGTCCTCGAGCCATAGCGTCTCATGTGCGGTCGCGTCCGATTTCAGCATTGGAATCCGCAGCCCCTCCCATTCGGGATGTTTGACGTGGTCGGCTAACTGGTCGACAGCGTCATCCTCCATGATCACCGTCGCGTTCATCACGGCAGCCAGTGCCGCCTGATGTCCGCCCAAACGCAATACGCCTTTGCGGATTAGGCTCAGTCGTTTCGTGCATTGTGCCGGCGACATTGCCGACATATCCGTCTGCGGATCGTCGATGATTACGAAGTCTGGCCGCTGCTTCGTTCCGTCCGGTCGCTTGTGAGCCATGCCGCGAATACGACCCGTCAGCCCGCGAGCGGTCACAATGCAGCCGCTGCCCGCCGTCCATTCGTCATCGATCTTGATTGACGGAAGCACCACCGTATCCTGACCCCATTGAATGTGCGTCAGCCTGCCGCTGTGCGTTTGGCTTCGGCAGCGTTGCGATTTGTTTTCCAGATGCCGCACCGCCGCGACTGATTCGGGGAAGTCTTCGAGCAGGCAGTCGTTCGTCATTAACTCAGTTTTGATCGATTCGATGTTATCGCGTGCCGCGTTTTCATCCGCTCCAATGATCGGGATGAATTTGCGGTGCCCGTAGAGAATCGCCCACAGTGCCGCGTTCTCGCTGATCGTTGTCTTTGCGAATCCACGCGGAAACAGATTCAGGACACGCGAGCCGCCTTCGAGAATGGCAATCTGTATCCGCAGAATCGCCGCCTTCTGTTCATCGCTGAAGTCTTTCAGTCCGGTTGTTTCCGGGAAATATACGGTCAGGAATCCGAGCAGATCCAGTCGGCAGAATTCGCGACGCTCCGGATTTGTGACGGGCGGAATCGTTCCGACCTCGGCGGCTCGCTGACGGTCGAGTGCCTGCTCTTCAGCTTGCCGGGAATCAAATGCCATAAGCGATGCCAGTAACTGTGCCTCTTTTTG